CCTCCAGCTAGAATAGACCAGAAACTTACACTCAGACGGCCGGACGTTCTGGCACAACCTTTGGCCATCCGTCAGCCTATGCAGGCCGATCCGATCACCCATCGTCCCGCCAACATAACAAACGTCCCACGAACACTGTTACCAGGCCGCGTTAATCAGCCGCCCTAGTCTTTCTCTCTGTTCCCAGTCGATCTTCCGGTCGTTTTTCGAACTTCCCGGACAGGTCGATTCTTCTGGGCAGGTTCAGCGACTTGTAGTTTCCGGCTGGCAAAGCCGTACTCCTTGCAACAAGCCCCCGACTTCAGTCGGAGGTACTTGACTTCATGGCTGGGGAGCATGGATTCGAACCATGATTTCCTGAGTCAGAATCAGGTGTCCTGCCAATTAGACGACTCCCCAATTTTCGGTTCGAATTATGAAAAATTGTATCGAATGGCTGGGGGGCATGGACTCGAACCATGACTTCCTGATCCAAAGTCAGGAGTCCTGCCAATTAGACGACCCCCCAACTTTCGATTCGAATTATATGGAAACAGAAACTCACTGTCAACAGTTTTTTCGACAATTCTGTTGAACAATTTTTCTTTTTTCGTTGTCGAAAAAATCGAAATTTTTTTTTCGACAACGAAAAATGAATTGATAAATAAGAAAAAAGGAACATGAATTTCATGACCGAAAGTACCAATGTTCTCGAAATTCTGGATAAAATTCTTTCGAGTGACAAAGACAATCTTTTTCTGCATTTTTCACAATTTCCGAAATTTGGTATGAAATTGACATCATGGTCTCATGGAAAATATCCGACACCAGCAGCAATATATACTTATCCGATAAAAAAGTCGATTGAAAAATACGGAAAAAATCTTGCATATTGGCCTTACGCATCCAACGCCCGATACATATTCATCATGAAAATTTCGCCAAATGCAAAAATTCTGGATTTATCGGAAGCTTCCAAGGAAGATCTGAAAAATTTCATAATGTATCTGTTGAAAACATGGAATTTCACTTTCGATGAAATGAAAAATGCAAAAAACGAAATGAATCCGAAATACAAAATTCCGGGTGAAATTATCTGGCAATTGTCGAGAAATCTTTCTTCGAAAAAAGGAGGCGACTTCTGGAACAGAATTCTGGTAAATTATGGTTACGATATTGTAATTGATTCCGGTTTGGGAATTATTCATCCAAACGAACCGGTTCAGGCAGCAATATTGAATACATCGATAATCACGAGTTACAAAATGTTCGAAAATCCTTATTCCATTGAAACTTCCGGTAAAAAAGAAGAAAGTTATCTGAAAAAACTTTCCGAGATATTTGCAAAATATCTTCTTTACGAAGAAATTTCCGAAAACGAACTGACACCAATTGTGAATTATCTGTATTCCTACTATTCTTCTTATCCTCATTTCGATTTCTCGTATGAAGAAATTCAGAAAAAAGTTTATGACAAATTGACGACAACAAAAAACAAATGTGAAAAACTGGAAAAAATCATCGAAATATTTCCTTCCGAATTTTTCATGAAAAATCTTTCTGTTGAAATTCGAAAACTTCCAGAGGAAACAAAAAAGAAAATTTTCGTGAAATACAACAATTGTAACGATTTCTCGAAAATAAAATCTTTGTTGATCTGATTTTCTCTTTCAATTATGATTTCTTTTCGAGAAAGGAGGAAAATTGTATCATGTTTTCGAGAAACATTCTTTCGCTGTTTTTTTCCATGTTGATTTTTTCTTCGTGTTCATCTACCGAAAATCTTTCTTCGGCCGAAATTCGAAAAATGGAAAAAATCGAAAATTCGAAAAATATCATCGAAGAAAACAATATCGAAAAAAATGATTTCGAAAAGAAAAACATTTCGAAGAAAAGAAAAATTCGAAAAATTTCCGAACATGTTTTTCTGGCAGGAACAGAAGAACAGAAAATTTACGAGAAAAAACTGGAAGAAAGAAAATTGAATTCACAAATCGATACAATTCTGAATATTACCAGAAGCAGAAAATTTGTCTATGTGAATATTCCATCGTTGATGTTGCGAATTTACGAAGACGAAAAAGAAATCTTTTCGTCAAAAATCATAGTTGGTTCTTCAAACAGCAAAACACCGGAATTCGAAACTTACATTGAAGGAATTCGTTTCAATCCTTCATGGACAATTCCACCTTATGGAAATCTCGAAAAAAGCTACAACAAAAAAATGAAGAATCCGGAGTTTGTCCAATATCTGAAAGAAGCCGGAATCATTTTCGAAAAAAGAAAAGATGGAACCTATTCTTTTCGTCAAATGCCATCGAAAGAAAATGTTCTCGGAAAAATGAGAGTTCTCATGTCTTCCCCATACAATGTCTATATTCACGATACAAATCGAAGAGATTTGTTCGAAGAAAATTTTCGTGCATTGAGTGCAGGATGCATAAGAATTGCAAATTGGGATCTGTTTTCATCGATAATCTTGAAGAAAGATCTGGAAGAAATTCATCGATACGCGAATTCGAACATTACCAGAGAAATATATCTCGATGAAAAAATACCGGTATATATCGTATACTGGACAGTGGAAAAAATTGATGGACATGTATTCATATACAATGATATATATGGAAAAGGCAATATCACAGTAAAAAACATACGATTGAATTTTTGAGAATTTTTTTACGAAAAAAACTCTTGATAAGACTAAAAACTTGTGTTATCGATGTGTCTTGTGCGGGGGGATGGCCGAGTGGACAAAGGCAGCAGACTGTAAATCTGCCGGCGTAATGCCTTACGTGGGTTCGAATCCTACTCCCCCCACCATTTTTTTTGAAATTGAAAAAAGATCAAGTCAACCAACGATCATGCCAAAGCATGGACCGCCTGAGTTCCAATGAACTCGTGTTCCCGCTTCATTGAAGTCTGCCGTCTGGAACCAGAAGCTCTTTCTGGTCTTACATCTTTTCCACAGGTTATTCCCGTCGTTGACAACGGTTCTTTTCCATTCATTCAAGAGATTCATCGCAGCATTAAAATCACGATTCATCTCGAAACCACAACTTTCGCAAAGAAAAACACGATCTGCCAGAGCCAAGTCTTTTTGAATTCAACCACAACAAGAACAGGTCTTGCTTGATGGGAACCATCTTGGCACCTTGTGCACAAGAGGAACTTTTCTTGTTAAAGACGAAACAAACGATTCCCAACAAAGCTTCTGGATGCCAGGCGCCAGCTTTCTGTTGAATTTCATTCCTCGAATGTTTGGTGTTTCTAATGAAACCAAATCATAGAGCCTGGCTATTGCTCTTGATGATGTTTCCACGAAGTTTTTGTTGATTCTTCTTGTTTTTCCATACTGTCTTGCTACTTTAATTCTTGCTTTATTTCTATTGTTACTGCCTTTTTTCTTTTTAGAAAGACTTTTTTGTAGTTTCTTCAATTTACCATATTCATTTGTCAGATCTGGTCCATCTATATATTCACCATCGCTTGTCACAGCAAAAGTCTTGATTCCCGGATCTATTACAACAGCATTTTCTGAATCATAAAGACTTGTCTTGTCAGAAATTTCGCAAAGAATTGGCACAAATCAAGCATCAACATCTTTTGAAATAGTCAATGACTTTACTTTGCCTTCCGGTTTTCGATGAGTTCTTGCTGCAATTCATCCAATTTTTGGAATCTTGATCTGGTTTGATCGAATGATGAAGTGTCGAGAAATTGAAAATGAACAAGAATCACTCTTCTTTTTGAACTGTGAAAAAACAGTTTGCTTCTTTCTCTTTTTTGGAAAATCTGTTCTTGAATGCTGAAGTCAAGTTTATGCTTGCCTGTTGTAAAGTCTGGCTATTCACTTCCTCAAGCCATTCAAATTGTTTCTTGAGATCCACCAGTTTGTTCGTGAGGCTAAAGCCAAGAATGAATTTTCCTGTCTGCTTGTATTCTTCCATACTTGCTTATGGAAACTTGTTATAGACGAATCTGGAACAACCAGCAGATTTTTCAAAGAAAACCTTCTGTTCTTCTGTTGGACAGAGTCGAAACTTGAATGCTTTATGCGCCATTTTGATCCAGTTAGTATAAATACTTACGTTGTTATTTATACAGGAAGGAATCTCGATTATGATGTTACGCATTGAAGAACAAAGAAAAACGCGAATGTTAAATTCTGGAAAAATTCATCGGGTCATGCCAAAGCATTGACCGTTTTCTTTTTTTTCTCTTTCTGCATAAAAATAAAAGACAAAAAAAAAATGAAAATATTCGAAATTCTGAAAAAACAGACAGATCTGTTCGAAAAGCAAATTTCCTTTTATCGAGATCTGGAAAAAATGAAAAACATTTCTTCCTTGGAAGATCTGGTGAAATTTCTCGAAGAAAATCAATGGCAAGTCGAAGTGAAAAAAAACGATTTCGTTTTTTCGACTTCCAAAAACGAAAGGTACGACTTGGTACTTTATTTTTCATCGAATCGTTGTATTGAAAATTTCTATGATTATGTATCGAAAAATCAGCAGAATATTCACTTGCCGAAACTTTTTACAAAATACAATTTTCGAAAAATTCGAGGATTGATTGCACTGGAAATCGAAAAACTCGAAAAAGTGCGAAATATAGATATCGATGATGCCAATTTTTACGCATGGTTGTTATTGTATGGAAAAATGAAAGAATATGCGGTTTATTTTCCGAATTTCAGTTTCGAAAATGTCGAAAAAGTAGCGGAATTGAAAAGTCTCGCCGATTCATGGCAAATGAACAATCGAGCTTTGGCAAATACCATTCAAATACTGAAAAATTCTTTGAAAAACTGTGAATTGAACTTTTCTTCGACAAATATTCGAAGAAGAGGAAACGAATGGGTAATCGTATTTCCGAGCAGTTGAAAAAAACAAATGAATATTCGAGAGAAAAAATGAAATATGGTACTTTTTTCAAAAAATTTTTCTCGCAATCGAAAAAACAAAAATGGTGAATTTTTCGATTCGAGTCGAAAAAGAACCGGAAAAAATTCCTGTTTTTTTTTGCAAAAAAAATGTTGACAGAAAGATATCAGAACTGTACAGTATCTTTCGTAAGAATAAAGAAACATAAAGAAAAACAGAAGCCCCTGTAGCTCAATCGGTCAGAGCATCCGACTCATAATCGGCAGGTTGTAGGTTCGAGTCCTACCAGGGGCACCAACTCCAATCATGAAAAAAAAATTTTCTTCTCGAAAAAAAAATTCATTCGAATGTTTCTCGAACGGAAATGAAGAAAAACAACAGTCGAAATGTCAGAAAATGGAGAAGAAGAACAAAGGAAAAAATTGTAAAAGCCATGGGTGAAAAATGCCAATGTTGTGGTTACGATTTCTGTATCGATGCTTTTTCTCTTCATCATCTGAATTCGAACACGAAAGAAACGACAATAGCAAATTTGTTGGCTTCTCATAGAAAATGGGAAGCAATTGTCGAAGAACTTCGAAAATGTATTTTGGTATGTCACAACTGTCATGCCGAAATTCATGCAGGAATGAGAAAAATACCGGAAAAATTTCAAAAATTCAACGAAGAATATGCAACCAGAAAATTCAATGTAAATAAGGAAAAATACGACAATTGTCCGATATGTTCCGCGAAAAAACCGATAAAAAACCGATATTGCAGTCAAAAATGTTTTCGAAAATCGAGAGAAAAACTCGATTGGAGCAACATGAATCTCGAAAATTTGTTGAAAGAACATGGAATTGTTCAACTGTCGAAAATTCTGAAAGTATCGAACAATACGATTTACAAACACCTGAAAAAAGAAAAAAAATGAAGAAAAAAAAGATTTCCAAAAAATTACGCAAATACGTGAAAAAAAAGATGATCGAAGCAATGGGCGGAAAATGCCAATGTTGTGGTTACGATAAATGTACGAATGCTCTGGTTTTTCATCACCTGAAGAACAACACGAAAAAATTTCAGTTAAGTCGTATCACTTATACCAAAAAATGGCCGGAAATTGTAGAAGAATTACGAAAATGCATATTGGTCTGCTGTAATTGTCACAGCGAAATTCATGCAGGAATGAAAGAAATTCCGCAAAATTATCAAAAATTCGATGAAAATCATGCAAATTGGAACGAAGTGAAAAATTCGATTTTCAAAGAAAAAAATTCGAGCGAGTAAATTTCGACAATTTTTTTATTTTCCAACAAGTTCCTTTCTCATGATTCTGTAAATGTTCTGCCAGGCTCTTCCATGTGGTCTTGGAAATTCGCGAATCATTTCCCGAATTGCAACGAAATTCTCGATTCTTTTCTCATCAACGTCTTCCAGATATTTCATGTCGTACCCGTAATGGCGAACGTAACACTGAACAACATGAGCCATTTCATGACAAACCAAGGCCAGAACATACTCCTGCCATGTGGCATCGAATGCACCAATATATTTTCTTTTTGCAATCGATGCATATTCACAATAAACATACATCAGATCTTTTCTCATTCTCGGAATCGAAAGATGAAGAAACGGAATATATTTTTTTTTCGGAATTCCATTCTTGTCGAATTGCCAGGCAGCAACAATTCCTCCCAGACACAATTCGATTGTGTCGAAAATTTCGATGGTAATCTTCATTTGATTCAGAAATTTCGGCATGCCAAAAATTCTGACGACAAGATCATGAGCCTTTTTTATACTTTTTCTTGTGAAAGAAATCAGTTCTTCATCCGGAACATACATTCCGGACTGCAAAGAACTTTCATGAATATGAATATTCAAAAGCTTTTCGTTCATGTCATGTCCCGGTTTTTCCAGAATTTTCGAAAAGTTTTTCGAAATTTTCGGGAAGATTGTTCGATCTCGTTTTTGCGACAATTTTTTCAAACATGCTTTTTGCATCCTGTTTCGAAGAAAAGACATATTCGAGCTTTCGATTCATATCGAAAAATTCTACAGTCAGGGAATATCTGTTTTTGCCATTGTAATGGAACATATGAAGTACAAGAGAAAAATTTCTTGTCAGAAAACTGTCCAACACGATTTTTTCGGTGTTCATTTCTTTCGTACGTTTCCACCGTATTTTCATGTTTTTCCTTTTACGGTTGCCTTGACCTTCTGTCAAGAAAAATTTTGCCGTTGACAGATTTCTTTTTTTCGTATAAATTTACGAGGCGAAGGATGTTCCGAACATGTCGACAAAAGAAATTCGGGAAATTTCGACAATCGAATGGAACATTTCAACTTGTGAAGAACTTGTTCTGTATGTGAACGAACTTATGGACAAAATTTTTCAAAATTCGAATATTCTTTCGAACGATTCGTTTTTCACAAGCTTTTTTCTGGCATTGCAAAAATACTATCGTAGTGGAAGAAAAAACGAAGTTCTGGCAATCGTTCGATTTCTTTTTGTCGATAAACACAAAAATCTCGACGAAAAAAGCAAAAACAGACTTCTTCGTTTCCATGAATGGTTTCTGAACAATGATTATAATTTCTTTCTGACAAAAGAACCGGACATTTCAATTCTGTCGAAATTTGTTTTCGTTCATGAAAATTTTTTCGATTTCTTGCAAAAATATTACGAAGAAGAAGTCGATTTCGAGAAAATTTTTTCAATTCCACAGGAAATTTTTCTGGAAATGATGAATTTTGTCTTGAGTTCCGAAACTTCCCATGTTAAAATGACGAATTGAAAAAGGAGACAGGTAATGAATTTTTCCGAATTCTGCAAAAATCTGAACAATCGTTATGTGATTGCAGAATGCATGGCCGAGAAAATCGAAGTTATTGCGAACATGTGGAAGAAAGATTTTCTTTTTGATGACAATTTTTCGAAAATTCATGGTTTTTCGGCAAAAGTTCTGCACATGAAAAATCTGGCAGATGATATTTCCGAAACTTTGAAAGAAATTGCAAAAAGCAATTTTCTGCCTTCTCTCGATTATACCCTGGCTCTTCTGATTTCAACCAAACTTTCTCTCGATCTGGAATATCTGAAGAATCGCAAATGTTTGCCCGACAACATGAATTCCAGAAAATTCTACAAAAATGCAATCTTGTCCCTGTACAATCTTCTGTCTCCACTGAACGATTTTTCTTCGGTAATGGAAAAAATCAAAAGGGACGATTTCGGAAACGATTGGAAAAACATCATCTCGTTTGGCGACGATGATATTTTTCCTTCAAATTGAAAAAACTGAAAATTTTTCTGTCATAAATAAATTCGCGGGGTGTAGCGCAGTCTGGTAGCGCATCTGCTTTGGGAGCAGAGGGTCGGCGGTTCGAATCCGTCCGCCCCGACCATTTATTCATTCATTTCGAATTCACCTCGAAATATTCTTTCAAAAACAGAAGCTTTCTCGAAAAGAATTTTTCTTCGAAATAGTAATATTCGTCATTCGTGAGCATGATTTCATGGCCGGATTTCACTGCTTTTTCGAAATTTCGATTCGTGAAGAAATTCAGATTCGTATTTTCGAAATTGTTGAATATTTTCAAAATTGCATTTGCATTTTCTTCCGAAGACATATACGTGAATGCCGTATAAATGGAACTTTTGCCCAGAAGATTATGAGCAAAAATCGCCTTCCAACGAGATTTGTCGATGAACGAAACAATTTTTTCGATGAAGAAACGCTCTTTTTTCCCGATTTCTTCGCAAATTCGAAAAGAGTTACTCTTTTTGAATTTCGTTCAGAAGAATTTTCTTGTGAATTGTCAACTTGCCGGAAAATTTTTTTCTGTCGAAAGAAGCCAGAAACACGGTCACCATATCATCTTCGTTTTCCGAATTGAAAAAGAGAGTTCGGCTGTGCAAATTTTCCACAATTTCGAAATTCGATTTCAACAGCAGAGTTTTCACCACATCCAGATTCATTTTCGAAGATTTCGGAATATTGACCCGATAACGATACTTTTTTGCAAAAAGTTCTGTTCCGATGACCGGACGAATTCGAAGAGAGAAAAAATTTTTCGAAAAATGATTTTTCAGAAAATTTTTCGGTAACAACAGAAAACACTCGCTTCGAATCGAATTTTCATCGTAAATCGAAAACTTCCGAAGAAAATTTCTCACGAATTCTTCGACCGTATTTTTTCTTTTTCGAAAAGCTTCTTCCGAATTTTCGAAATCGTGAAAATTGTTCCATTTCATGGAAATTTTCAATTCCGTACAATTCAGAAAGAAACGCTTTCTTTTCGAAAAAAAGAAATTTCTTTGTTCCTGATCCTTTTTCATCGACAATCTGGAAAGTTCCACGATTTTTCGTTGTCTGTCGAAAAAATTCGAAAAATGTCGTCGTTTGCAAGTTGAAAAATTCACTTGAAACGAATGTTTTGTTTCTGTCATGTACGACAGAACTTCCCGAATATGTCCGAAAAGAAAGTTTTCCAGAAAAAATCGGGAAAGCGAAAAGAAAAACGAAGAAAAATCGATCATCGATTCGGAAGAAATCACCATCCATTTTCGAAGTCTTGGAATTTTTCGAATTTTCGATTTTTCTGCTGCAAAAAACGAACGATTGTCGATTTCGAAGTATTGCTTCAGTAGAAGAGAAGAAAGTTTTTTCGAATTTTCGACAAATTTCGGAAAATTTTCGACAAACTTTTTCCAGTTCGTTCTTTTCGAAAAAATCTCGAAACAGGAAGAATCGACAACGAAAAACAGTTTTCGAAAAGCTTTTCGGGAAAAATTCAGATACTTCCGAATTTCCAGATATTTTCGAAAAATTGCATTGAAAAGACTTTCGACCTGATCATGAAATTCCATTGCAGAAATTTTCTTCGAAGATTCAAATTTACAGGAACTTTTTTCATGAAAATTCCAGTATGTCAAAATCACACTGATGATTTCGATTGTTTCGGCCAACGAAGAAATTGAAAAATTGCCGAAATTTTCTGTTGTGAAATTTCTCATCGAGAAAGTGACCGAATTCTTCGGAATTTTCACCAGTTGCTCGAAAAAGTTTTCCCGATTCGAAAAAATGTTCTTCAAATCTGTCGTATTTCGATTTTCGAAAACTTTGCACATTTCGAAAGCTCGATGGTACATTTTGTATTTTCGAAAAATACCGAACGAATTGTAACAGGAACACAGAAAATCTTCGTAAACGTTTTTCACAAGTTCTCTTTTTATACCGAAAATATTCGTTTTTTCGAAATTCAGACAGTCGTCGAAATATTCGATCATCATGTCGACGAAATGTTCGTAGAACTCGAATTTTTTCGTTCGAGAACGAATTTTTTCGAGTAAATTCTTTTCTTTTCGCAAAATTTCGTAGAAAATTTCCACTTCGGAAATTTTCAGAGCAAAGCTCACATCGATATTGAAAGAATTTTCACGTTCGGTATAACTTTCCTTGTAAGCCAGTTTCATTTCTTCGACTTTCCTTCAAGATTCGTACGAACTTTTCTCTTCGAGCCGAAAATTCATTTTTTCAACGAATTTCGAATATTGTATTTCAACGCGATTTTTCTCCAATGTTCTTCGGACGTGACATGATTTTTTCGAACATATTTGAAAACACAGTTGGAAAAATTCGAATACAGAAAAGAATCTCTCGGTCGAACCACGAAACCTTCACCGCGAGAAATTTTCTCGCAGTTTTGCTTCAGAAATTCCAGATCGAATTTTCCTTCGTACAGAACCGGAACCGTAAAAAGAGAATATTCTTCGCAAAATTTCAACGTTTCGTCCCACGAAAAACATACCTCGTCTTTCCATATCGAAAAGACGAGAAAATAGGAAGGCAGATTTTCATAACGAATGCTATGTGTGTAATAGAGATATTCTCCGCAAATTCTCACATTTTGCGGAATTGCAAAAGAAAATGTGGAAATATAATTGACAAGCCACGAATGAAAAGGCGAAGATCTGTTGTCCAGACTTCTTGCATGAAAAACATTGTTCGAATAGACAGTGATGTTCTCACCGTCCATCTTTTCGGTAATCACGATTTCCTTTCCTTGCAGAAAGGAAAAATCGTGAGAAACTCTGTCATTCTTGCTTCTTCCGGGCGAGAACGGAAAATGACAGGTTCGTGGATATTTCCAGAATTTCGACATTTTTTCCGTGTTTCCTCGCTCGTCTTCCTCGCTCGTCGTTTCGGGAAGAGAGATAAATAAGAAATTGAAATTTGTCAAGAAAATTCACGAGTCGTGAATTTTTTCCTATTGACAGAAAGTCGGAACGAATATATATAAGGAACCGACGAAAGCGAAACGAATCAACAATTCGTTTCGAGAAGTTTTTTTTCTTCCCGAAAAAGGAGACTTGAAATGCAGCGTATCAAGACAAACGTGGTCATCACGAACTGCAAGAAAGTTCAGGTGAATCGATTTTCGAAGCAGAGGAAGTATCGAATTTTCAGCGTCGACGATCAGGGAAATCGTTACACGACTCTTGTTCTCACTCCCCGTGTTGTGGGAGAAAGGCTGACCATGTACGGAACTCCATGTGGATTCTACAAGGACGAAAACTCGATCTTCACGCAGGTTCGAAACGTTCGCTGGAAGACAATCTGAACAGGAGAAAAAGATGAACGCCGAGCTGGTCACTATCGATGGAAATTTTGCCGTGATTCGTCTTTTCGACCGGGTTCGTCGAACTGGAGTTCTACGAACTGTTCGAATTTCGAATCTCACCTTTTTCAATGGAAAAATCTTTCTGAAGGTACCTTCGGGTTCCATGCCGAAGTGAAAAAATTCGCTTGACAGATCGAAAGTTTTCTGGTAGTTTCTGCTTCCGAAAAGGAAAGGAAAGAGGAATGTCGGACAACATTGCAATTCAGCTTCCGCCAAATGAGCTCACCGAGGCTCTTGTTGGAGCGGTTCGTGCAAACCGCCCGGTTTTTCTCTGGGGTTCTCCCGGTCTCGGCAAGAGCAGCATTGCACGAAGAGTGGCAAAAACGCTCGGATTTCACTATTTTCATGACTGCCGACTGACTCAGATGGATCCATCCGAGATCAGCATGTACGTTCCGGATATGGAAAATTCGAAAGTTCGTCAGATTCCTCCGGTATTTTACCATGAAGACTGTGTTCATTCTCTCAATGACGAACAGTTCGCTCAGCTGCTTTCGCAGGTGAACAACAATTCGATTCCTCGTCCGAAGTCTGTTTTCGTTTTGTTCGATGAACTGAATTCCGCATCGCCGCTGATGCAGACAGCGGCCTACCAGATCGTGTTGGATCGTCGAATTGGAGAGTATACCTTCGGCCAGTTCGACTATATCATGGCTGCAGGAAACAAGATCACGGATCGCGGTATCACTTTCCAGATGCCAACTCCTCTCGCAAATCGTTTCATACATCTCGAACTGGTGCCAAATACCGAACAGTGGATCGAGAACATGTTCTCGATTCCCGAGTATTCGATTCATCCCTGGGTTCTTTCCTTCATTCGTTTTCAGCCAGATGAACTGTTTCGCTTCAATCCGAAGAGTGTAGACAAGGCGTTCGCGACTCCACGAAGCTGGCAGTTCGTCAGCGATATTCTGAAGGTTAACTGGGGCAAGCTTTCGAATCGCACTCTTCTCGCTCTGATTGCCGGTTCGGTCGGCGAGGGAGCAGCTCGAAAGTTTCTTGCCTTTGCCGAAGAGTCTTCGCAGCTGCCAAATGTCAACGATGTGATTACCGGCAAGATCAAAAAAGTCAAGTTCGGTAACAATCCTGCACTTTCCTACGCTTTTGCCCTGTCTCTGTGCTATCGGTTTCGGGAAATGTTGGAAGAATACTGTCGAGTCAACAGTTCCCGAAAGGATACGAAAGATCTGGAAAGCATTTACAGTGCATGCTCGACGATCATCGAGTTCAGCATGGACAATTTCTACGATGAACTGACGGTCATGGTTGCAAGAAAAATTCTCACAACCATTCCCGAATTCAACATCGAGGTGGAAATTTCCCGCATTCCGGTCTGGACAAAGTTTGGTCAGAAGTTCGGTTCGATTCTTCGCAAGGCCGCCGTTTCGTAAAATTTGACCAAACTTCATGGCGTGCCGAAAAATTCCTTGACAGAAGGTTTTCGGCACGCTATTCTACCTTCCCGAAAGATGAGGAACACATGAGCGTCAAAAATCGCACGAGAGCAACAACGAAGTTTTCGAAAATCACAGACGAAGCGATTCTTCGGGAGGCTCGTGAGAAGCTCATCATTGCACGCACGACACTTCTGATGCGTGAAGAATTTTTCGGTACCGTTGCAATGATGCTTCTTCTTCAGGAAGCAAGTGAATGGTGCCCGACCGCGGCAACCGACGGAAAGTTTCTGTATTACAATGCAGAGTTCGTAAATTCTCTCGACAATTCGGAACTGCAGTTTCTCGTCTGTCACGAAATTCTTCACTGTGTATACGATCATCTCGGAAGGTGCGGAAAACGCGATTCGCAGCTCTGGAATATCGCAATCGATCTTCTTGTGAATTCCGTGCTTGTCGAATGCAAAATCGGCAAGATGATCAATTCGGGATTCATCGATCCGCGTTATACGATTTCCCGATGGACATCCGAAGAAGTCTACGAAGATCTTCTCAAGCGCAAAAAGAGCGGCGAAAATGTCGAAACTCTTTACGGTGAAGGTTTCGACGTTCATCTTCCCGGTGAAGAAGAAAGCAAAAATCGAAACAAAAACAATTCCGACAAGAACAGCGAGAACGAAGGCAAGGACGAAATGCCGGTCATTTCGAAGGAAATGGCCGAACAGGTGAGCAATATTTTCAAGGCTGCCGTCATTTCGGCAGCACAAAATGCACAGAAAAGTGCAGGAAACATTCCTCTTGGTATCAAGATCACGGTCGACTCTCTGATCGAACCGAAAATCGACTGGAGAGAAATTCTTTTCAGAAACATGGCAAGCCTGTTGAAAACCGATTATCATCCGCTCAAACTCAATCGCCGATCTTTTGTTCTCGGATATCCAATTCGTGCCATGACAAATGGTGAAGTGGCAAAGGCAGCCATTTTCATCGACACTTCCGGCAGTTGTGTCAATGAAGTCAGATATTTTCTCAGTGAAGTGAAAAATATCGCTTCGCAGTTTTCGGAAGTCGATATTCTGATCGGCTGCTTCGATACCAAAGTTTACAATGTCGAAAATTTCAATATTTTCAATCTTCACGAACTGGAAGATTATCAGACGAAAGGAGGCGGAGGCACCGATTTCAATGCAATGTTCGATTACATGAAAGAAAAGCAAATTGTTCCGGAACTTCTGGTGGTCTTTACCGACGGCATGCCTTACGATTCGTGGGGCGACGAAAATTACTGCAACAATGTTCTCTGGATCATTTACAACAATCCTGCGGCCAAAGCTCCTTTCGGTCAGCAGGTTGCCTATGAACATTTCTCGTAAAACGATGAAAACTTCCAATCATATTCGGGAAACATTTCTTTCAATTCTACCGAAACTGAATTTTTCGAATTCCCGAAAAATTCACATGATTTTGAAGAAAGACTCGAATATTTACATCGATCCGGAAATCGAAATTCCACCGAATTGGAAATTTCGAATTCTTCGAATTCCGGTTTCGAAACTGGAAGAACTGAAAAGAAATCGAAAAAATTTCGAAGAAAATCATTTGTTGTTGAAAAATTTTTTCGCGGAAGACGAAGTTCATTTTCTTCTGATTTCATATCTTTTCAAACATCTGAACGAATGTTTCGTTCTTCTGACTTCGAGTAACATTCAAACGTCTTTTCTTTCTCTTTTCAATCGTTGGAAAGAAGATCGGGAAAACGAATATTTTCTCTATGTTTTCATTCCTCCGAACGACGAGGAAATTCTGTACAACATTCTGTTTTCGTAACATCAATGGCGAAAAAGAATTTCGGAAAAAAATGAAAATTGTCGTAGAAGACTTTCATTCAAAATGAAATACGGCCGAAAATGTTCGTGAAAAATATTCAATTGAATTTTTCAAAAGAGTGAAGGACAAAAGATATTCGAAAAAAAAAATTTTCACAAAAATCGAAATTCGACATTCGAAAAAAATTGATCGCAGAATGTTTCGAAAAATGTTTCGGCGAAATATGATGAAAAGGTACTCGCTGGTACCCGAAACATGTTATGTGGAAATTTCAGGTAAAATGCCCGAAACATATCAGTCGGAAATTTCAGATAAAATATTCCGGAACATATTCGGGAGAAGTATTCGGAACATGTTCGGGAAGAATGTCCCGGGACATGTTCGGGGAAAATATTCCGGAACATATTCGGGAGAAATGCTCAGAACATGTTCGGGAAGAATGTCCCGGAACATGTTCGGAGAAAGTGTCCGAAACATACTTGAGAAGAATGTCCCGGAACATCATATTCGAGAGAAATACTCAGAACATATTCGGGAAGAATGTCCCGGAACATGTTCGGGGAAGAATTTCAGGTAAAATATCCGGAATATATTCAGGAAGAATGTCCCGGAACACATATTCGAGGAAA